GGTGCTGGAGGTGCTGGAGGATTAAGATTATCAAACTCTTTATGTTTACCAGCTCCAACAACTTCACCTTTAGCAAGTTGCACAGGTGTTACCTTAACAGCAACAACTTATCCAATTACAGTTGGTGCTGGAGCAGCAGGAGTTTGTGGTGCGAATGGTGGTAATGGATCAAATTCAGTTTTTTCAACAATAACATCTACTGGTGGAGGCGGCGGTAGTTACAATGCAACAGTTTCTTCAGGAGCAGGTGCATCAGGTGGTTCAGGTGGCGGTGGTTCAGGTATAGTTTGTGGTCAACCAAATACCCAACCTGTAGGTTATCCTAATCCTTTATTTGGTCCAACTTCTTCAGGTAATACACCTCCAACAAGTCCACCTCAAGGAACTGGCGGTGGTGCAGGTTTTCATAGAGGTGCTATATCTTCTGGTGGTGGCGGAGGAGGTGGAGCAGCAACAGCAGGAAGTCCAGCTTATGACGGACCTTTTGCTGGAACACAGGGCGGTACAGCTTACATATTATCTAAAGCTTCAGGTGGTAATGGTGGTAGTGGAACTTATATAGATGACACTTTTATAGGACCTACAGCTCCAAGTTATGGAACTCCAGGTCCAGTAGGATCAACAAGATATTTTGGTGGTGGTGGAGGAGGCGGAGGTGGTGCTGGTGCTTATGACTTAACACCTATTCCTGAAATGAATGCTGGTGGTGTAGGTGGAGGTGGACAAGGCGGTATACCTAATAATATGCCAACTTGTGGTAATAGAGCCTCTACAGCTGGAACAGCAAATACTGGCGGTGGAGGTGGTGGAAGAGCAAATAGTCCAAGCCCAGGTAGTATTGGTGCGTCTGGTGGTAGTGGAATTGTTATAATTAGATACAGAATTAATAATAACAATTAAAACTGTTATATATACTATATTATTATTTGAACGAGGAAATTAAAAAATGAATTTGAAAAACTACTATTACTATTTTCAATCAGCTTTAACACCTAAAATATGTGATGACATATTAGCATATGGAAAATCACATCAAGCCGAAATGGCCGTTACAGGTGGTTATAACCGATCAAATGGCCAAATGTCTAAAAAAGACATTAACAATATGCAGAGAAAAAGAAAATCTGATATTGTTTGGTTAAATGATCGTTGGATTTATAAAGAAATACACCCTTACATACACGAAGCAAATAGAGCCGCAGGCTGGAATTTTGAATGGGACTGGTCAGAGTCTTGTCAATTTACAAAATATGGTGTTGGTCAATATTATGGTTGGCATTGTGATAGTTGGGAAGAGCCTTATAAAAGAAGACAAAATGATGATGGTACTTGGCCAATAGATCACGGTAAAATAAGAAAATTATCAGTTACAATTTCATTAAACGACCCAACAGAATATGAGGGTGGTAATTTAGAGTTTGATTTTAGAAATCAAGTAGATTGGGAAAGAAACAAAAAGAAAGCAATTAAGTCTTGTTCAGAAATAAGACCTCGTGGTTCAATCATAGTATTTCCTAGTTTTTGCTGGCATAGAGTAGCGCCAGTAACAAGTGGTACAAGATATTCATTGGTCATTTGGAACCTGGGGTACCCTTTTAAATAATGTATATATAGATGACAAGGAGAAAATAATGGCAGTTACAGCGAACAAAGACATAATGAGAACAGATTGGTACTTTAGTACACCTGTTTATAGTATTGAAAAACCAGAATGGTTGTCAGCGGCAATCAAGGCCACAGATAAGTTTATAGATGAGGCCTATAAAAGAGAACAACCAAAATTAAAAGAAAGAAAAAAGTTTTTAGGCAATAAAGACTTTTTAAAAGTAAAAGATCACGGTTGGTCTTATCACTCAACACCTTTAAATGGTGATCCAGGTTTAAAAGAAATGGAAGCTTATGTAGGCCAAACTGCTTGGAATTTATTAGATGAATGGGGTTATGATATGCAACAATATACTATGTTCTTTACTGAGTTTTGGGTACAAGAGTTTGCTAAGGCAGGCGGTGGACACCACGACACACACGTTCATTGGGATAATCATATATCAGGTTTTTATTTTTTAAAGTGTTCAGATAAAACATCTTTTCCAGTTTTCCACGATCCTAGAGGTGGTGCTATGATGACAAAACTGCCACAAAAAGATAAAACTAAAATTAGTACAATGTCAGATTCGGTACACTATAGACCTAAACCAGGAACACTAATACTTTTTCCTGCTTATGTACCACATCAATATGCCGTTGATGATGGAGTAGAACCATTTAGATTTATTCACTTTAACTTACAGGCAGTAAGAAACATTATTGTGAACGCAGCCAAAGGAATGAAATAATGAAAGCACGATTTAAAAAAAATCATTTTATAGTTATCAAAGAAGCAATTGATCCAAAAGTTGCTGAATTTGTTTATAACTACTTTTTAATGAAACGACAAGTTGCTCGTACATTTTATGATACGAGATATATCTCACCTTACACAACAGAATGGGGTGTTTGGAATGATGAACAAGTACCAAATACATATTCACATTATGCTGACACAGCGATGGAAACTTTATTACTTGCTGTTCAACCAAAAATGGAAAAATTAACAGGTCTTACTTTAAATCCTACTTATTCATATGCTCGTATCTATAAAAAAGGTGATGTATTAAAAAGACACAAAGATAGATTTAGTTGTGAGATTTCAACAACATTAAATTTAGGTGGTGATGAATGGCCTATCTATTTGGAAAATAAAAAAAATGTAGGAATACCTGGACAAAAAGATAATAAAGGTAATGAGTACACAGCAGAATCTACAAATAAAGGTATAAAAGTAATTTTAAAACCAGGTGATATGTTAGTTTATAAAGGTATGATATTAGAACATTGGCGAGAAACATTTTTAGGTGAAGACTGTGCTCAAGTATTTTTACATTACAATGATGTTAATTCAACTGTAGGAAATTCTGAACAAAATATATTTGATGGAAGACCTCATTTAGGATTGCCTTCATACTTTAAAGGAATGAAACTAAACAATTCTTAGTCTCATAAATACTTTTATGAGTAAATTAGAAGAAAAGGTTAATGAAATATTAGGTATTGAATCTAAACAACCTGTTGAACAAAAAGAGTTTAAACCTTTAGTTCCTCGAAAAGAAGAAAAAGATAAAGCCGACATTGAAAACGACTACAAGTATAGTAGAGAAAATTACTATAATCTAATAGAGCGTGGACAAGAAGCAATACAAGGAATACTTGATGTTGCGAAAGAAGGTCAACACCCTAGAGCTTATGAGGTCGCTGGTGCGTTAATTAAAAACGTAGCAGATACAGTAGATAAGTTACAAGACTTACAAAAGAAACTAAAAGACTTAAAAGAGTTACCTAAATCCGCAAATCCTCAAATTAAAAATGCTTTGTTTGTAGGTTCTACAGCAGAGTTACAAAAAATGTTAAAAGGAAAAAATGATGAAGTTATTGAAGGCAAAACACGAGAAACTAAAAGCGTTTCCGAAATTAAAGAAACAGATATTTCAGATAAGTGATCTGGCTTACATAAAATATTATGAACAACACGGTGTCTATAATTTAGGTACTGATAAAGGGTTTGAAATGGTTGACCCTATATTAATAAACAAACATACTGTATCCGAGGTGTCCAGATATGGTGCAAATGGTAGTAAATACTTTGAAAAAGAATATTCTGTCGTAAGAGGCAATCAAAGAGTTACACTTGCTAAAAAATTAGGTTATACACACATAGAAGGAGTTTTATTACCAGAATAAAATGACAGATGCGTATTTAGGAAATCCCAATCTAAAAAAGGTTAATACTCCACAAGAGTTTACAAAAGAACAAATTTTAGAATATCAAAAGTGTAGCGATGATCCGATATACTTTATGGAGCATTATGTTCGTATTGTATCTTTAGATCACGGTTTAGTTCCTTTTGAAATGTATGATTTTCAAAAAAAGATTGTTCGTACTATACACGATAATAGATTTACAATCTGTAAGTTACCTAGACAATCAGGTAAATCAACAACAACAATTTCTTATCTATTACATTATGCGCTGTTTAATCCAAACTCAAACATTGCCATATTAGCAAACAAATCATCTACTGCTAGAGATATATTAGGACGATTACAACTTGCTTATGAAAATTTACCTAAGTGGTTACAACAAGGTGTTATAAACTGGAACAAAGGTTCAATAGAGTTAGAAAACAAATCTCAAATTATTGCTGCTGCTACTTCTTCATCTGCTATTCGAGGAGGTTCATATAACATTATATTCTTAGACGAGTTTGCTTTCGTACCTGTAAATATTGCTGAAATGTTTTTTAGTTCAGTTTATCCTACTATATCTTCAGGTCAAAAAACTAAAATGATTATTGTATCTACACCACACGGAATGAATCATTATTACAAATTATGGGTTGATGCAACAAATAATAGAAATGATTATGTTCCAATAGAGGTTCATTGGTCAGAAGTTCCTGGGCGAGATCAAGCTTGGAAAGAGATGACAATACGTAATACATCAGAGGAACAGTTTCAAACAGAATTTGAGTGTGAATTTTTAGGATCAGTTGATACTTTAATATCTTCTGCTAAAATAAAAACACTTACATATTTAAATCCTATTCAATCTAAAAATGGATTACAAATGTTTAAGAAACCAGAGAAACATAAAACTTATGTATGTACAGTAGATGTGGCTCGTGGTACAAATAAAGATTACTCTGCATTCATTATCTATGATGTGTCTAAAATGCCTTATGAAGTAGTTTGTACATATAAAAATAATGAAATCAAACCTTATGTTTTTCCAAATGTAATAGAACAAACTTGTAAAGGATATAATGATGCACATATATTAGTGGAAGTAAATGACTTAGGTCAACAAACAGCTGAGGCTTTACAATTTGAATTAGAATATCCAAATGTATTAATGACAACTCAAAAGGGACGAGCTGGTCAAATACTAGGAGCGATGTTTAGTGGTAGAGGTACCTCAATGGGTGTACGTATGACAAAACAAATAAAAAAGGTTGGTTGTTCGAATTTTAAGACGCTTGTGGAGGGTGATAAGGTAATAATCAATGACTTTAAGATCATTGAAGAAATGTCAACGTTTGCGAGACGAGGTAATAGTTGGCAGGCAGAAGAAGGAACAAATGATGACTTAATTATGTGTTTGGTTATCTTTGGTTGGTTATCAAATCAACCTTATTTTAAAGAATTAACAAACTCAAACGCTCGTGCAATGATGTATAGAGAACAAGAAAAGTTAATAGAACAAGATATGGCTCCATTTGGATTTGTAGATGATGGAGTTACAAACACACCTGAAAATGAGGAAACAATAGATGAATATGGTACAAGGTGGATACCAGTGGTTCGTAAGGGATTATAGTCTAAATTAAGGGTATTATAAATATCACTAGTAAATGAATTTTAACTATGGGCGTATGAATAATACGAATTTTGATTATTAAAAATGCAATTAGCTAATTAAAAAGGAGAAACAACCTATGGCATTTCAAGTATCACCAGGTGTTCTCGTACAAGAAAAAGACTTAACTAGAATAATACCTGCGGTATCAACTTCGATCGGTGCAGTTGCTGGACAATTCGCAAAAGGTCCTGTTGATGAAATCGTAAGTATTTCAAGTGAACAAGAATTAGTAGATACATTTGGTAAACCAGATTCAAACACATTTGAATACTTTTTTACCGCTGCTAACTTCTTGGCATATTCTAACGCTCTTAGAGTAGTACGAGCAACTAACACGTCTCTAACAAACGCTAATTCATCAGGTTCTTCTCAACTTGTGAAAAATTTAGATGATTATGAGAATAATTATGCTGATGGAAGCGGTAACGTAGGGACTTTCATAGCTAGAACTGCAGGCGCATGGGGAAACAACTTATTAGTTGCAACCTGCCCAAGTTCAACAGCTTATGAACAAACATTATCAACAGGTAACCAAGTTGCTTCTGCAGGTGCAGTAGGCGATACAACAGTTACTATTGATGATGCAGATTTAGCGGACAACGTGGTCAACGTAGGAGACATTGTACAGTTTTCAACAACTGCCGATGCGACTGACTTTGATGACGGTGACTTTTATAGAATAACAGCTGTTAATACATCTACAAACGTTATTACAATCGTTCAACACCCAAGAGGTGCTGGCGGTTTGAAAAGAGTCGTAGATGATAATAGTAGAATTAAAAGAAGATGGAGATATTACGATCAAGTTGATGGCGCTCCAGGAACTTCAGCATATGTATCTGATAGATCAGGTTCAAATGATGAAATCCACGTAGTAGTCGTTGACGAAGATGGTGGTAT